TCGAACTCAAAAAGAATCGAGAGGGGATCGGCCCCGTTTCGAGGACACGCGATAACGAACAGACGGCGGCGGCGTTGGGGAACTCCGAAATATTGGGCATCGAGGAGTCGCCACGCGACTGTCCTTTGGGGGCCAAACACACAACCAGCGCCCGCCCACCGTCTCTCTCTCTCTCTCTCTCTCTCTCTCTCTCTCTCTCTCTCTTGGTTCTTGGAGGGAAAAGCTCCCCATTGAAGCCACTAAGTCCGCCAAGGAAACACCCGAAGGCATTATCTTTGGTAGACAGGACTCCGGGTACGTTTTCCCACACAACGAAAGAAGGCTGAACTGCATCGGCGAGCTCCACGAATTTGAGTGCGAGGTTTCCGCGTTCGTCGGACAGGCCCCGGCGAAGACCGGCGACCGAAAAACTTTGGCAAGGGGTTCCGCCTACCAGCACGTCTACTTGTCCGCGGTAAGCGGTTCCGTCGATCTGCGTCATATCCCCAAGATTGGGGATGGAAGGATAATGATGCGCGAGTAGGGCGCAGGGGAATGGCTCGATTTCAGCAAAGGCGATTGGCGTCCACCCGAGCGGCCCCCATGCAACGCTTGCGGCTTCGATACCAGAACAAACAGAAAGGTAACGGAGGCTCATTTGACCCACTCCAATAAGGAAAGTTGTTGAAATCTCTCTCTCTCTCTCTCTCTCTCTCTCTCTCTCCGCACCGATGATCGATTCTTGGGACAATTTCGTGTAGTCGGGGTTCAGCTCTATCCCAAAGAAGCGGCGGTTGTGCCGTACGGCGACGCGGCAGACCGTGCCAGATCCGCAAAAGGGGTCGAGCACGGTTCCACCAACAGGACATCCGGCAAGTAAACATGGTTCGACGAGAGCATCAGGGAACGTCGCAAAATGCAGCCCGCTCGTCTTACTTGGGGAGATGGTCCAGACGGTTCGCTTGTTCCTGCGTCCTGTGTGGAGATTTCCGCAGGCCTTGAGATTACCGTTGAGCTTCCTCCCTCCATGTGCCCTAGATGTATCTTCCTGGGAGAATATGTCCTGGGCGAGGCGTGCGCGGGAAGAGTCGGCTAAAGGCTCGGCGATAGCTGTGGCATCGTAGTGGTAGCGCGAGGCCTTGGAGAACAGAAAGAGATATTCATGGGCACGAGTTGGGCGATCCTGCACGCTTTCCGGCATGGGGTTGGGCTTGTGCCAAATAATGTCGGCACGGAGATACCAGCCCGCGCTTTGGAGAGCGAAGGCCAGCCGCCACGGGATTCCCGCCATGTCCTTGTTTTTGAGATTATCCGCGCTGACTGAGGTGCGGCGCATATTCTCTCGGTATCCGCGTCTGTCGGATGATGAAACGCCCCCGACCGCATTCCTATTCCCGTGATAGCCGATATAGGTATCGGATATGTTGAGCCATAGAGTGCCGTCCGCGCTTAAGACGCGCCGCACTTCATCGAATACCTCCGCAAGCGCAGCTACAAAGGCCGAAGGAGTGGGTTCAAGACCAAGCTGCCCTTCTACCCCATAATCGCGCAGTCCCCAGTAAGGAGGGGAGGTGATGCAACATTGAACAGAGGAATCGGGCAGGGAGCGTAGGACTTCCCGTGCGTCTCCACAGTAGATTTCCCCTGATGGGCAGGTGAAGAAAGGGGTGCCCATCATTTCCCGCCGCCGATGGAGATGTTTCCGTATGACGGGGCGGAAGAGGGGGTATCCTTGTCAAATTCGGGAATACCTTCATTCTCGGGCAGGCCGTGTGCCTTGTTCCAGTCACGGCGATAGGAAGTAGCGTCTTGCTTGAGATCGATGCACGCGGCCGTGACAGCGGAATCCACCTCGGTTGGAGGAGCCTCCTCCATGATCAGGCGTTGTACTATGGCCACGGCTTGGTTGGTCTGAAGGCATTCACGATCCGTGGTGGGCGCGTCTGGTTCTGCGTAGCCAAACGGGAGTACGTCGAATCCCAGACGGTGGGCCAGCCAGCGTAAAGGCAGCGGCGCGCTTGTCGGGTGCCGACCGTTCACGGCCACAATGAGCGGGAAGAGCTCATCAACGCTTATGCGAGCTTCATTGTCATTCACATTGAGTTTGCGCAGCAGGTACGAATAACTGATGCCCGTATCCGCAGCGATCTTTTTAAGCGGTATTCCAGATGCATCCACACACTCTGAAATGGCTTCTCGCAGTGACATGGTTTGAAGACGATTATAGAATTCACCCTTTTCCATACTGTTATTTCCACATGAAGTATGTTTATTCAGCGTATGAATATAAAAAAAAGTACAATACAGATGATTATGGCGACTAGAATATTCATTTGTGTATTTTTGCAAGTACGGGTTGTGGTCTTTGATCTCCGTAAATCAGATCCCAAAGATTAAAAAATGAGTCTGTAGTCAGGTTCCCACCTTCATTATTGACGAAGCGCCACAAACTAGCCTGATCAACATGCGCCTCTCGCGCGAGGCGATAGATAGTGAGATCCCTTGCCTTAAGGACGATCAAAATGTCTTCTCGGAAATCGGATTTTGTCATGGCAATCTTTATGATTAACGTCATAAAAAAGTCAAGAGGAATAATGACGTTTGTTTTTGGCGTCCGCCATAAAAACGGGTAAAACAGCCGTATGAATACAGAAAAAAAATTACGCGAAGCCGTTGAACACGTTTTGGGCATCAAGATGTTCAAATCAGTGAATCAACTGGCGAATGTGGCGGATATAGAACAGGCCTCCCTTTTTCGCTTCCGAAGAGGAGGGATGATCAAAATTGATGTCGCCTCGAAACTAATCGACACGTTGGGGGGGGTTCTCGTTTTTCCTTGGGAGGAGTCGGGTACGCTCAAGTTGTCGAGTGAGGTCGAACGATTGAAAGCAGAGATTGACAACAAGGAGAGGGAACTGATCGGGTTGCGCGCCAACGTGCAGCTTCTACAGTCTATGCTTACCCAAACGAAACAGAATCAGGATAGTATTCCGGCCCAGGACAAAAGTTGCGCTTGATTCGTGTCGAGATACGGGAGTGTGGGTGCCGCATTCTTTATGTGGAGTACTGCTGAAATAGTCCCGTATGGTTGCTATGTGCCTTCTTTTTTTATCAAGAAATTGAAAAAACTCTTGTTGTACCGCAGTATTACTGAGTAGTTTACGCGCATTTTCGTACGCAGCCATGCATTTAAGCCGTTCCGGTAAATCGGGGCGGCTTTTTTTTGTCTCGTAATACTGTGGAATTATTTTATATGTTGAGCGTAATAAAAAAATATGATAAAAATCATAATTTTTTTCTTGACGAGTTATGACGATTGACATAGAAAAACCTCACCGACGAGACGGAAGGAACCTTTCTCCCGCCGGGGATGGGTAGCTCAGTTGGCAGAGCCGCCGGCTCATAACCGGACGGTCGGGGGTTCGACCCCCTCTCCATCCACCAGCTCATTGAAAAGCAGAGCGAAGACCACGACGCAATCTGGGCGTTGTACCCGGAGAGCCACCCCGCAACAGGGCTGCATGGCGAGGACCCCGGCAATGCGCTTGGAGAGAAGCGGAAAACGCGAAAGCGTGATGTGCGAGCCGGACTGTGATGAAGCATCAGTCCGAAGAGAAAGAAAATAGGAAAGCTGGAACAGATAGATGAACAAATTTTTCAATGGTTTTCTTTCATACAGCCGACGACCGCAAAGTGCAGGGCGTCGGCTGGAGCAAGGAAGCCATTACATGCTGGAGGACCACATGAAGAGTTTGGCTCTCTCTTACGCTTTGGCCTCAGCCTGCGCGCTTGGCTTGATCGCCTACGCGGAAGCTGTGTTCTGGGGGCTTCTCCCGATTATGCAGGCGCTCGCCGAATGAAATAGCCGCGCCGCTGTCCGTTATTAACCTTCAAACCAAAACTTTTTTCCATTTTTGGGGATTGAAAATGGGAAGCACTACGCATTGTTCTATGCCGTCAAAGGCTGTTCCGGCTCTCCATGGAAGCACGTTCGTTCCCAGTCAGTCGTTCTGGTATCGCTGGCGCGGGATGCAGATCGTTGCAACCGCCAGACTGCGTACCGCGCTCATCATCGCCGTGCGGGACTATGAACGGGACTGCATCACGCCGAGGGTACGCAAACGTTTCGGCACTCCTGAAACCGTTAAGCCCCGTATTGAAGGGTATGTCGACGCCATCAAGGACATATTTCCTGAAATTCCAGGCATTAGCTTTGGAAGCAGCTTTGAGCTGGAGGTCAGAAATGTCATTTGCCGTAATGTAGGCCGCATCGATGAACAAACCCGCATGGATGCGTACGGGCAATTCATGCGTGCCGCTCGAATTGCTGACGGCCTCGTTAGAAATGAGGTGTTCACCAATCCTGCAGGCCTCATTATCTATGACTGGTTTTCGACTGAGGAACGGAAAAAGCGCAGGGAATCGCTTGGAAAAACCTCTGTCGAGTGAAAGAAAGATTGCTAGAGCCCCGTCTAGCCGGAAGATGACCGTGTTGTAGTTTTTCGGAAAGTGTAACGGGTCGAAGTCCACTGGAAGGGCACGGTGCATTTTGCCGGTGGCATCAAGTTTATCAACGCCCTCCGTATAGGATCGGGGATGTATGAATCATCCCCGATCCCCCCAGGCAGGCTCCAATGTTTCGTCTTTTCCAGTTGTACCGGGGTGTCTCCGTCCCCCCTCGTTCCTGCCTCCTGTGGCATCCCGGTACAACTGGAAGCGGCGGTCGCTTCCCGGCCTTGGCACTCGTCCCCGTGATGGAGACTTATTGGAGGCCAAGGCCGCAGGTTCGGAGTGTAGCGCAACTTGGTAGCGCACCTGGTTTGGGACCAGGGGGCCGCGGGTTCAAATCCCGCCACTCCGACCATGTCACTCTAGGGCACAAGGCAGAGGCAACGGGTTTAAGCCCCGTCTAGTGGGGGTTCGAATCCCACGGGCGGCACTAAATTTGGGACAGGTCGCATAGTCGTCGATTGCACAGGTCTGTAAAACCTGAGACTTACCATCCTCGGTGGTTCGAATCCACCCCTGTCCACCATTTATGCCGGGATAGCTCCAATCGTAGAGCACCTGATTTGTAATCAGAAAGTTGCGGGTTCAAGTCCCGTTCCCGGCTCCATATATACGCTGGTTGGTTCTTCCGCATGGCGTCACGAGTAATCGTGGCGTCAAGCGGAGTAGCCGCACAACTCCGAAAAGGCTGATGGGCGAAGACTCTTTGCCCGCCGCCTTTTGGGTCCGTAGCTCTAACGTCAGAGCACCCGGCCTTTAACCGGGGGGGTCCGGGTTCGAGTCCCGGCGGACCCACCATCATGAACCTGCGGGCGTAGCCCAGTCGGTAGGGCGGTAGCCTTCTACGCTGGATGTTGCTGTACGAAACTCCTTTTGCAAAAGTTCCGTCCGGCGGTAGCCTTCCACGCTGCATGTCGCCGGTTCGAGCCCGGTCGCCCGCTCCATTTTCCACATTTCGCGCAGGCCGCTTCTCCGGGTGTTCACCACACAGCCTCACATCCGGGCCAGCGCGAATCCCCGCAGCCGTGTAGCCCAAATGGTACGGCAGGAGCCTTTGGAGCTCTTATATGCTGGTTCGAGTCCAGCCACGGCTGCCATTTTTCCGGTTTCGGACGATGCGGACCGCGATTGGCGCGCATCGTTCACAGATCATCGGGTGGTCCGGTGAGAGTGCGGTTCGTATCCTCTGAAACCGGAATTTGCGCTGGTGGCGGAATGGTAGACGCACCGGATTTAGAATCCGGCGGGTTCCCCATGCGGGTTCAAATCCCGCCCGGCGCACCATTTTTGCGTAAAACCAAAAGGAGGCATTATGAAGCGTGGGTATATCAAGTTCTGGCGGAAGGTGCTTTGCCTTCCTTCCGCCGCCCGGAGGCGATTTCAGGTGACTACAGGACGCACTGAAAAGGCCAGTGGCTGTTCGTAGTACGCATCACAGGGAATCTTGAGGCTTGAAACCGGGGCTGGTTTGGCCTCGACCTCAAAGTAAACGAGGATAGGTGGCAGAGTGGTTTATCGCAGCGGTCTTGAAAACCGCCGTGGGGTTAAGCTCCACCAAGGGTTCGAATCCCTTCCTGTCCGCCAAAGCGAGTGAGTGTGCCAGAGCCCCGGAATCCGGGGCTCTTTTGGCAGGTGCTGCCTTTGATGATGCCGGGGGAGACGTGAAGGTCGTGCTCCCCCTCTCAACCATAGTCGGTTTTCCCCGGCATCATCGGGGACAGCACAACCCCCGTAAAAAGAGGCCCCCGCGAAAGTGGAAAAAGGGTACGGCGGAAACGTGGTTGCAGACGCCGTGCCCTTTTGCGGATCAAATTGCAACAACGGGAGGAAACATGTCCGTATGTAAACACATTTTCTGGTTCATCATGGCAAAAGGGCGATGGGTTTTCCTTGGCGCTGTGCTGGTACTGCTCATGAGGTGATGCAATGACACAATCCGCTGAACCATTGTTCCATTCCCCCCAGATTGTAGTCCGGGCGAGTTCGCTCCCCGGACTTTTTTCATGTCCAGCCTGTTGGGAAGCAAAGCATATCCGCAAGATATGGATGCCGGAGAGTGTCTCGGCGCGGATAGGGACAGCTATACATGCCGGGACCGCAGCCTATGACTCCGCTGAACTCGGTGGCACCCCGATCCATATCGACGAGGCCGTTGACGCGGCAATTTCGGCACTTTGGGAGAAACGTGAGCTCGTGGCCTGGGAAGATGATTTGGGGCCGAACGATGCCGAGCCTATCGTGCGAAAACTCGTTGAGCTTTACTGCACAGCCATCACACCAAAGCAGACCTATGTTGCCGTCGAACTGACGTGCAACCGATTGGACTTGACCGACCTCGGCATATCGCTCACCGGGACTATCGACCGTATTCGAGACACGGGATTCGGATATGGGATTACGGATCTAAAGACGGGGAAACAGGCCGTCAGCTCAGACGGCGTTTGCAAGACGCAGGGGCACGGCGCACAGCTCGCTGTGTATGAGCTGCTGGCACAAGTGTCCTTTGGCGTAGAAATGACTGAACCTGCCCAGGTTGTGGGGTTGCAGGTGGCGAAGACGCCGAAGGGCCAGCGTGTGGCAACTGGTGAGATATCCGGACTCCGTTCCATTCTTCTCGACAGTGAGTTCGATGAGCCGGGGCTTTTGACCATGGCCGCCCGTCTGATTCACAGCGGGACATTCTTCGGCAACCCCAAGTCACAATTCTGCGGCGAAAAATATTGTCCGATTTTCAATACTTGCAAGTGGCGCAAGTAGATACGAGGTACAACGATGTCACAATCCTCTATGCCTTCTCCCGAAGAAGGCCAGAAGCAGGCGAAGATAAGCGGCCTTTCTGTCATGGATCCCTCCACCGTAGCAGGATTTGATACGGCAGGCGGCTTTGCGCTTATCCAGCGCATGGCAAGGGCTTTTTCCGAATCGACGATGGTTCCCGAACAGTATCGGAATATTATTGTGAAGAAAGTAAGGGGTGGAGGAGAACAGGAATATCCCAATCCGGCAGCCCTTTCGAATTGCATCATTGCATTGGATATAGCGACACGCCTTAATATAAATCCACTTATGGTAATGCAAAACCTGTACGTTGTGGAAGGACGTCCTTCGTGGTCTTCGTCCTACATCATTGCGGCGATCAATGTTTGCAATAAATATGGTTCACTCCATTTTGAGATACGTGAGCTTGAAGAGCGCGATGTGGAGTGGACGATAAAAGAATGGTATGACGCACCGAATGGAAAGCGCGCCACTCGCGAGATCACGAAGAAAGCGCGCATCAAGGACAAGGAGTGCATTGCATGGGCGATAGAAAAGGCCACCGGCGAACGCCTTGAATCTCCACCGGTTTCCATCGGTATGGCCGTTGCGGAAGGCTGGTACGGCAAGAACGGAAGCAAATGGCAAACCATGCCGGAAGTCATGCTGCGTTACCGTGCAGCCAGTTTTTTTGGGAAGATGTATGTCCCAGAGCGGCTTATGGGGCTCCCTTCTGCGGAGGAGGCCCAAGAAACCGTTTACGATCTTGAGCCGGAACCGGAAAAAGATGGACATTACTCTGTCAGCGTTTCGGAGATGAGCAAGGCTACCTCGTCCATCGGGCAATCGCCCTCATCCGATGGCGCCGTATCTGGCGAACAGGCAGCGGCAAAGACTTCCCGCCGGGGCAGGCTGCCGAAA